TTGAGTATCGCTCTCGTTAAACTCTCCGATATTTCGGATGGGCTATTGTTTCTGCCAAGTCGTGTCTTCAAAATACTTAATAAGCGGGGTTATGTTTTTTAAAGTTGGGTTCTTATTCCGCCCCGCCTTAATGTTAAACAAAGTCTGATGACCAACACCAGTTGCAGCTTCAACAGCCCTTAAATTCCTGTCCTGCAATGATTTAACAATCTTCTCATAGGTTTCTTGTAAGTCGCGTTCCATATTGCATCCTTATTTTTTTTACGAACATGTAAAATATAATTTGACAAGTAACACAACCAGTGCTACCGTGTCAAGAGATAAATAAAGGGGGCGTTAATATGCAAACAACTTTTAAAAGGAATGTAAAATGACAGAAAAATTAATAACACGCGAATTACTGATTGAGTGGAATGCCTGCGCACAAGGCATTCAGCGTTTTTGCGAACTTTTCCCAGATGGTGCGGACTTAAAAACGGCGATAGAAGTGCTTGTAAATGATGGGCATAACGATTGGGGGGTGTGGCTCTTTAAAAAATGCAGAGAACACAAATTGTATGTAGATTTTGTGGTTAAAGGCTACCGCAACAGCGGCGACTACAACAGCGGCGACTACAACAGCGGCTACGGCAACAGCGGCAACCGCAACAGCGGCAACCGCAACAGCGGCAACCGCAACAGCGGCAACTACAACAGCGGCGACTGCAACAGCGGCAACTACAACAGCGGCGACTACAACAGCGGGTATTTTAACTCCGAAACTCCTGAAGACATTCTGGTTTTTAACAAGCCAGTCAGCCGAGATGTATGGAATAATACAAAAAAACCGCAATTTATCAGCAACGTAAAATTATGTTTTTGGGTTGATGCATCCGAAATGACTGACGCAGAAAAAATTGCCGACCCTGATTTTTATGTGCGTGGCGGATGTCTTCGGAATCGCGATTATAAGGAGGTTTGGAAAATTGCTTGGGATAATAGGCAGCAGGATGATGAGCGCATTTTGCGCCAATTACCAAATTTTGACGCAAAGGTTTTTGAGAAAATAACAGGAATAAAACTAGGAGAGTAGACCCATGACTACATTAGAAAAACTACAAGAGCTTATGGTGGAGATTCGACAGAAGACGTTCCCGCTAGATAAAGCAAAGTACAGAATGATTCAGAACATTACTGTATACACCGAAACCCGCCAAAAATTGGCATTAGCCAAGCTAAAACAAACAAGAGAGTAAAATGACGAATTTACCAGCATTAGCGCAAGAGCGCAATATTACAGCCGAAAAATGGAGCACCTTAAAAGGCGTTTTATATCCTGATGCGTCCGATAAAATGATTGCGCTTGTAATTGATTATTGCAAAAGCAAGGAATGGGATGTGATGGCAAAGCCCGTCTACATTTTGTCTTTTAACGGAAAAGAGCAAATTGTCCCGTCTATTGCTCAATACCGCACAACGGCGGCGCGCACGGGGAACTATGGCGGTATTGACGCGCCTGTGTATGAAATTGAGAGCAACACAATCATTGCATGTCACGTCACAGTTTATCGTATTATTGGCGGTCAACGGTGCGCGTTTGTGGGTTCGTGTTATTCTGAAATGCAGAAGCAAACAACCACATGGAAACAAATGCCGCGCCGCATGTATGCAATCCGTGCTGAAAGCGATGCGTTACGCAAAGCGTTCCCCGAAGAGTTAGGCAGTGAGGCAACTTTTGAAGAATTAGACGCGATGCAGAAAGAGGCGCAAGACGCGGTAGAGTTATGCACACAAGAACAGCAATACGTTATTGACGCAATGTTTTTAGAGGCTAGCGAAATCACGAGAAGTTTTTATGAAGAGAAATACGGAAAAGAAAAACTAATCCCAGCCAAAGTTTACAGCACTGTTTTAAAACAGCTTAAAACAGCAGTTGCCCGACACAAGGAGAAACTACTAGAGCAAGAGGCAAGCGATGAAAATTATTGATTGCGCTCAGGGAAGCCCTGAATGGCTCGAGGCGCGTTGCGGCGTAGTAACCTGTAGCGAGTTAAAACACATCCTTGCAAAAGGCGATGGGAAAACCCGTACAACTTATATGGAAAAAAAGGCGGGGGAAGTCATAACAAAACGCCCCATGAAAGCGTTTAAAAACGATGATATGGAGCGCGGCAATGAGCAAGAAGCCATTGCTAGGGAATTTTACGAAATAGAACGCCAGTATATTGTTGAGCCTATCGGGTTTGTAATAGACGAGGATTTACGCCTTGGCTACTCCCCCGATGGCTTTGTTGGTAATGACGGGCTTGCAGAATACAAAAGCCGTGACGTGCATGTACAGATAGGGATTTTAAAACGCGGTAAAGTGCCAACTGAAAACTATGCACAATTACAGGGGGGCTTGCTTGTTACGGGCAGGGCGTGGATTGATTATTTTAGCTATTGTGATGCTGAAAACATGCCTAATTTTCTTGAGCGCGTTTATCCAGATGCGGACTATCAAGCTAGAATTGTTGCTGAACTAAAAACGTTCTATGAAGAGTTAGACGCACTTGTTAAAAAGATACGGGGGTTTGCATGACAAAGCCACTCAAGTTAATATGCCCCATTACAGACGGCAAGATTGACGTGCACCCGCGCAAACGCATTGCCGAGTACATCGAGACTTGTGGACTGGACGCGGTGGAGATAACCGTTGATGCGTTCAAGAAAACCCGCAGCGTGAAGCAGAACCGTTATTATTGGGGAGTCATAGTTGATACGTTTCGAACTATCCTTGAGGATGCAGGGCAATCTATGCCCCCATCAGGGGTACACGAAGCCCTAGCCGCCGAGGTTGGGATGCTTAAGAAGATTGCGTTTGGTTTTGACGGGCAACCGATTGTCTACACACAATCCACAACAGACCTAACAACAGTTGAGTTTGAAAACTACATGGAAAAATGCAGGGCGTTTGCAGCCGAGCAGTACGGGCTCGTAATACCCCTGCCTAACGAAGCACCGTTTGAGGATGAACGCGCGGCTGTTCAAGATAAACAGGAAGATGCGCCTTATAAACCACATACTTTTGTTTTTGAGGCACGTTCATAATGAAACACTTTAAATCCGTTTTCACCGATATTATACCGCCTAACACGACCTTTGTTGCTGTTTTCAAAAGCTCGGTATTTGAAAATGCTGATGGGGACAGAGGAGCAACTTTATTTTCAACAAACCCGAAACATTGGGTGTATGATGCAAGATTAAATAACGACAACGTGCAGAAGTATCTTCAAGATAAACAATATTCACATTGGGTTAAAGTTCCCAAGCACCGTTAATCTACTATCCTGTGATACTTAGGGTTTACGTCTCTAAACTTAATCTGTGCAGTGGGGCATTTTGTGTTATAACGTGTGATAAACCCGTCTTCTAAACGTTGGGCGAACATATCAATCTCAACGGTAACAATGCGGTTTAACGGGTCGTTGTCCTGCTCACAATCAACAGATTGCGTTATTTCTTGAATAAGCAATTCAGGGTCGAAATCATCGTCAGCCATAAAAGACCTTCGCAAAAACAGAATATACAGATTTTGTTGCCACGTCAACACTAACAACTACACGCGGGTTGCGCGAATATCTCTTTTTATGGAATGTGGCAACAATTTGTGAGTCATCTTTATAAACTACACCATTCATTGCATCCAATACGCTCTTTTCGTAGTTGTCCATATCAGGGCGTTTTGTTGGGAATATTAACTCGCCCCGTTTTATACGCGGCTCTAGGGTTTTGGGAATGGGTATGCCGTAATACAGAGACACGCACAACGCGCCCTCATACAGGGGCTTTCCTGCCATTGCTTCCCGTGCGTGCCAAGCAACCATGCTTTCAAAATCCACAGTCTTCTTTGGTGTGTAATGTAGTCCCGAACGGGTGGAGCGTGCGCGAGCCTTTGCAACGGGTGCGGTGGGAACGGTAAACTCAATCATACAGCCACCCATAAATGCCCAATTAAAGAGCATATCAAGGCGAAATACAGATCATACACTTTTTCTTCTAATTCTTTTGTCTTTTCCAAGTTTTCACGATATTCAGCCATAAGCCGTTTATAACTTTCGCGTGTTTTTTCACTTATAATAAAACCACGTTGCCCACTCAAATAATTGTGCACCTCTTCTTGGTCAAACTCATATTCTATTCTGCTCATACCCGAAAATCCTTCTCCACAAATCCCACAAAATCTTTATTGCCGTATTCGGTGCTTATCACTGTGTTTATTGTTTCCACCAATTCAGGATTGTATAGTTTAAACGTGCCTGTTGATAACCGCCATATTGTTGGCTGGCTACTGCCTACCTTTTGGGCAAAAGATGTTGTTGTGTAACCTTTTTCTTCTAAATATCGCCCGAAGATCGTTCTTTGTTTCATATATCCTCTAAAAGAGCCGTCTTTCCGAGCTGTCACCATATATAACAGCATGGTTGCCGTGGCGTTTTGAAATACGGATGACTAGAACACATCCCTGCGGTGTAGAGCTATAGCCCTCTTCTTCATTTCTCCGAGCCAACCATAGCGAGGATTACCTCGACATGGTAAGAGCGGTTGCCGTCTTTCCGAGCTGTCAGTGCTTTGCTATCCATAGTGCCAAAAAATGAAATTCCCCTCTACAAAGCACCACGCTGGATAGCCTTACTTTTCCGCAACACTCACGGAACTGAAAGGAGTTGTGTAGAAGGGTAGAAGTTGGTACAATTACAAGCATCGGGCTATCTCACCGACTATGGCTATCTTCCTGTAACCGCACCATTACAACACCATGCTTGCAAGGCTTGCCCCGTGTGAAGCACAGGGATGGTGCTGTAAAAGAACGGTTTTATTAGACCATATTTCCGACGTCAGAAAAATGGTCGGTGCGGGCGGGCTGTGCTTAGACTCGCAAGCCTAACCCGTCTACCTCCCGCTACGCATCGCCGCACCAGTTGAACACCATCTCCAGTATAGTTTCTCTGGTTAACTCAGTTCTTTGCCTGAAAATGATGCTCAACGAGAACGGCATCCCCAAAAAAGACCCACACTGCAATGTTACTTGCCAGTGTGGGCAAGTTGGAGAGTACGATTGAAATTATCGTCTCACGTTGGCTTAACGGTGTCAAGTAAAAATAATTCACTAAATGAATAAAATAGCTGTTGACATTATTCAAGAAATGAATTATTGCTTTTTACATCAGGAACACAAACACGGAGTAAAAAAATGGTAGAAAGAGTGGAAACAGAAATAGCCCCGCTTATTGCGCGGATAAATGGCATTAAAGCAACATTATCTGTGTACGCAGATGCTATCGCCGCTGATATGGCAATGAACAATTATATCGCGGAATTGAATGCGTTGCTGGAATATAGCAAGGACGGCACGCTTGAATTGGTGGAGGATACCTTAACGCTGATTGCAGAGCATGAGCGCGATGCGTCACAAATTGAAATGGCAAAAAATGTCGGTCAATTTCAATGGTGCAGCTTAACATTACAAGGGATTTACGGTGGGTTTGTTGATATGAAGGCAGACCTACCAACACTAGACAGCTTGCCAGCGTATCAAGAAATGCTGGACGAGCAAGACGCTATCACGCGTTCAGACGAAAGTTTTGAACGCGATAGACACGCTGGAATATTTTAGGAGTAATGGCAATGAGTAACGTAGTCAATTTCCCAAAGAGAGAGCATAACCGCCGCGAAGAATTGCTTTTAGAGGTTAAGGAATTGAAGGCAGATATTGAACGCTTACAAGCTCATAAAACGTGGTCTTTAGTAATTGCTATTGCCATTGTTGCGGGATGGGTTGTGGGCACTCTTTTAGCGCAGATATAGGGGGATTAAGTATTTAATAATGCTTCTTTGCCGGCATTATTGAGGACTTCTCCTCACCGTAGAAATACGGAAAACAATAAAAAGGATATTATATGACTAACACTAACAATCTTGAGTTGAACCAAGGCGATGATTTTATTATCGCGCTAGACGTTTCCGCGTCTATGCAAGCAACTGACACACATACTGGCGCAACACGTTATGATTTTTCCTTAGAAAAAACAAAACTGTTTATTGGGGAAGCTGGTAAATACGATACTGACGGAGTTTCTGTGTATTTGTTCGGTCAAAAGCTGACAACATTCAAAGACGTTACTGCTGGTGCTGCTGATAAAGTGCCTACTGCTCCCGTTTTCGAAATGGCAACACAAACTCACTTGGTTATCAATGAGGCTTGGAATGAACATAAAGCGGCTGCTAACGAACAGACAACGCTTATGATTGTCACAGACGGAGTACCGTCAGACAAGCAAGCTGTAAAAGATGCCATCGTACGCATTGCCAACGAAATGAAAGATGAGCGCGAGTTCAACATCATTTTCCTAACAGTTGGTGGTGATGTTGGAGCGGCTGAGTATATTCAAAACTTAGACGATAATCTCAAGGAAGCAAAACACGACATTGTTGGTTCTGCCCGACTTGAAGATATTGATTTTGTTTCTGCATTTGCAGAAGCAGTGGAGGGCTAATGTTTAGTAATTACATTATATCGCAGCTTACGAAAGTAACTGCGTGGCTAGGGGCGTTTACTATTATTGCCGCCTTTTTCCTGCCACGTTCTTTTATAGTGGTTTTGGGGCTATTGATGATTGTTGTACCAGATGAGAAATTTCAAAAACTTTTCTCTGAATGGTCTCCAACAATTAAAAAAGCGTTAGACAAAAAATAAAGGGGTTTTAATGGCAGCCCTCCCTATACCTCTATGGAGGGTTGCCAAAGCCCATATAAGGAGGATTTATGAAAACACAAAACTGGATGCCCACCTTAATTGCGTATTCCACATGGACGCTGTTAATTCTTGGGTTATTAACCTTAAATACTACAGCGTTCTCTTTGCCCACCATGTTTATGGAGAACCGTATATGAAAAGAGCAATCAAACCACTGAAATACATTTTACTGTTCAAAGGCTGTTTTATTGCGTGTGTCATCGCCTTAGCGGTGTTCGCATACTCTGTATGCTGGGGCGTGTCTTTACTAGGGCAACAGGCAGAACACGGGAAGCAATACATCTATGCAAAAGCGCAAGCCGTTGTAGTAGCCGCAGGAAGCCGCCTAGGTGTTATCCACACAGAGGAGGAGCAGCAATTAGCTATTGAACAACAAGTGCTTTCTATCCTCAAAGAAGACGAACAAAACACCATCACGAAAGACGCTTTCGAGGAGATGCAAGAAAGCGTCGCGCCAGTTAAAAAGAAATATTCTGGGTACACCAAACAACAGCAAGCGCAACTCAACAATCTTATCGAGTCAACAACAGGAGGGGAATAATATGCGTTTTACAATCACTGTAGAGAGCATTCAGAACGGCTTTATTGTCAATCACGGCGGAGTTGCTGGAGGCTACCAAAACAACTGGTACTGTCAAACTCTAAAAGAAGCTGAGGTTTATATCGCAACAGTGCTGTTGCCAATTTTAACGAAAGAAGGAAAGTAACATGCAAACAGTTCAAGATTTACAAATAGCGTTGCGGGAGTTAGCCTAATGCCCGACATAACTATGTGCCAGCCGACGCGCTGCGACATACGAAAAACGTGCTACCGTTATACGGCGACACCGAGCGAGCGTCAGGCGTTTAATGACTTTTCTGCCATAAAAAAAGCAGCAGAATGTGAATTCTACAAATGCGATATGCACTTCCTGCCTCCAACGGCAGAGATACGTAAGAATATGAAAGGATAAACCATGACAGGCGAACAAAAACTAGCCGCGCTTGAGGCTGAGGCAGCAGACTTGAAACACCTGATTAACATAAAAAACCTTATTAAGAGCTTGGAAAACAGAGAAAAGTTTACACTTCATTTTTATGAAAACGCTGACATAAATTTAAATTTGGCGATTGCGCAAGTGTACAAAGACTTTTACGGAATTGAGGCACAAGATGACAAATAAAAAAGTACAGAAAAACCAAGAAATATGCGGTATTTTTGACACATTAAACGAGCCTGAAATTTCGACTATTGCCTTGATACAGATGACGGCTGATGCCGCAAAAGTTAGTTACGATAGAGTTGTTCAAGCTCTTTCTTGGAGAAACAAAATTTGTATAGGCACGGCGCGGCTCAATGGAAAAGGAAATAGCATGTACAAACTAGGACAAACCCTTATCTTCACCAGCCTAACGCAAGCAAGCGCGGCGGCTGATTTGTGGGGGAAGGATGCATTAGACAGCGCGGTTAAGGACGAAGATTATCCGTTACACGAGAAAGATTGGCATAAGGGCTTTTCTACATCTTATGTCTTTGATGGCTGGGAAAAGGTACTTATAGAATTTAATACATGGCGCATCGTACTCGACACCGAGGAGAAACTGGCTTGGTTTACGCCGAAAGCCTACGATGTTTGCTTCATTTATGGAAAAAAAGAACATCCAAAGACAGCAACAATGATTTTTGAAGATAACGGGCGTTTTTATTTTTATGCTACAGAATCAGAAGTGGCATCTTTAATGGTTAACTTGGAACTTAAAGATATCAAAGCAATAATTTCCAGAAAAACAGAACGGAGCTGGAAAGGTAAAAATTTATGGCTACCTTTCCCCACGCCGCAAGAGGTTATAGAGCCATGCATATAGAAGGTTATTTATTTTTTACAGAAGATGGGAAGGTAAGTTTACCGCCTATATCTGACAAGATTACTCTTAGTTGTGGAGAAAACATACAAAGCCATGCTATCCGCCGCGCAGAAGGAGAAGAACGATGCAACGACAAAAGACGGAATCCTTTACACAGATAAAAACGGCAACGCCATTCACGATTTAGTGCATAGAACACCACCAAAGACAGGAGATAGCGATGTACGCTGAAATCCTAAAAACCATAGAGATTGAATGCGCCGCCGACAACTGGGACGAAGAAGGCAGCATCGCTCTTATACCAGAGTCGCTTAAGTTGGCGCGTGAATGGCTTACAGAGTATGGCGACAAGTTGCCAGAGGCTCATATTGACTGTGACCCTTCAGGGCGTGTGACAGCAGAATGGGTGGGGGATAATCGGCTTACTGTGATAGCGTTCATCACTAACTCATTTCATATTTTGGCGTATAGCCCCAGTGACCGACACTTTGATTGCAAAACCCATAATCCAGTAGTTGCATTTGAGGTTTTGAAATTAACAATGCGACCTATTTTGTAAAGGAGAGTGAGCAATGACATACAGAGATATACACGGCAACGAGTTAAAAGCAGGCGATAGAATACGAATGCGTGATGGAAGCACTAGAACCTTATATGCTAGAACTTATGCCCTAGGCAGTGGAATTAAGGAGGCGGCTTACGGCGGAAGAACCCGTCTTTGTATGGGCGATTCTGTTTCAGAACCAGCGCCAGAAAGCTATGTGCGCGAAATGGGAATAGAAAAGATATGACCGTAACTGACCTTAAAGACGGACGCATTGAAGTCGAAAAGCCGCGCGATGCGCTGCTTTTGAGTTTGGCAGGGGTGAAACTCGTTAATAAATGGGGATTAGAGGAGTGGCGTTTCGATGGTAAAGAGTGGGGTGTTTTCAACGAATTTCTAAACACCTTTAATCCATCAAGATTAAACACAATCCTCTACGTCCCCGCCGATGTAGCTAAGGAAATGATAAAACTCCACCAAGGGCAACCACATTGGAAAGATTGCACTTCGACAGGCATTAGAGGTGTCTACATGCGCCGCCACAACGACCGCTGGAATCTTTTACCTGAGATAGAGATGGAGAAGTGAGATGGAAGTGTTTTTAATCTTAATTATTTTTGGTATTGGCGTGTTTTATTGGCATGTTTATAAAGTAGAATATTCCGATGATAATATAGAGAATAGGCTGCTTTCTTACACAGCAAAACGCGAAACAACCAAAGAATATCAAAAAGCCTCAGAAGCGTATTACAGTCATTATAATTCGGGAACAGTTTATTGCGGGGGGCGTGACCTTAAAACAGGCAACAGGGTATCAAGAGAAGAATCAAAAGAAATATCTTCAAGTTTTGTCGATTACAGCAAGTCCTTAAAAACGAGAAAAAGAGCCGCTGAATTGGAATGGCTAGAGGATATAAAAGATGCGTTCATTTCCGAACCTAGCAAAACCTACATTGAAGAAAACATTAAGCGGTTGCGAATCGCAAACAGGCGTTGATATTGAGGATTGCATCCATGAGGCTTACGAGGTAATTAAAAATAGAACTGGCAAGATGGCAGGCGGCGTTTTTGTGAGGGAAGTATAACATGCGAGTAAAATCATACGAAATTGGCGGGAATGAAATTACTTCAAATAAGCTAGTAGGCGATTTTGCGTGTACGGTTTACGTTGAAGACCTCTACCAAGCCTTTAAGGAGCGTATGCTGGAAGAATTTGGTATCGAAATTAAAAGCGATATACTCCCTTCTTACACAATAGCATTGCTTAATAAGAAAGAATAATATGATGCTTGAACTGCTTGTGTGGGTATCAGTCATTTTATATTTTGCAATGATTTTTTATAGCCTTGCAAACGCATGGAGTAAATAATGACAAAAATTCTGTACGCCATTTTACCAGAAATAGGGCTGGTTAGTATCGGAAAAAGTCAATACGACAAACATATCGTTGAAAGAGCCTATCACGCTATTAGAGAACAGAAAAAGCGCGATGCTCTTTTCTACGCTGTCAAAAGTGGGAGAGTGCGTAATATTTTTGCTTATTTGCAACACAAGAAAATAGAGCAGATAAAACTCCTCAGAAAAAGCGCAAGTTATATTGCACTGCAACATGAATTTTATTGGGATGAATCAACCAAGGAGGCTTTATGTGCAGTCTAATATTCACGTTATTTGCCAAAACACTGTTTAAGGAGAAACAACAATGCACAAACCAGACACGTTAGAAAAAATTGAATTACCCCGTGAGTCAACAAAAGAGCGGTTGTTAAAATCAGCTATTGGTGATCTGCAAAATGCTTTATTTAGGACACGGCATGGCAATTTGTGTGGTGAACAAATAACGGCGGCATATAATAAAATCAGTGATTTTATGGCGGCAGAAGCCCTTACAAAAGTTCGTTCCCATGTCACATCACAAAATGAGCATATTTTGTGGGATAATTTAGAAACCAAACACTTGCAAGGATGATGGGTTAGTTATGGATATAGAAACATTCACAACGCTTTTTACCAAGATTGCATCTCTAACAGTGGCTGGACTTGCTTTTGGCTTAGGGTTTTGGACGGCAAAAAGAATTATTTTTTGCAAGCCCTAACCTGCTCCCGTAACGTGTGACAATCCTTCACGACTTGCTGGAGCATCGGAAACGACCCCGCCATTTTAAGCTCACGCCCTATTTGCATGCTCTCCATGTAGGTGTACTCACGAATAGGCGGACATGCGCTAGAAACGCCGTGTACCGTCTTGCAGCTCGTCAGCAAGGTTATCAACGCTAATATGGTCAGATTTCTCTTGTATTTTGACATATTGAGCCTGTTTTGCCTCATTGTGGGTTTTCACCTCTTGCATCGCCGCCATATAGCCCTTGTGATAAGCAACAACTGCCGCAAAGAGACCCGCAAGATAAAGCCCGATTTTCTCTGCACTCATGTTACTTTTTGAAGTTCAGAGCGAACGAGTTAATAACTTTAGTGATAAAAGCAACCACTTTATTATCACTATCAGTTGGCGTTAGGTTTGCAATCGCGCTTGCTGCTGTGACAACAGACGTTAAAGCTACCAGTATTGCTTCGTAGTTTTGTAATAGCCAAGACATAGTTTAGTCCTTTTCGGTTATTGGTTGTCTTTCCCCAAACAATCGCGTAGGCGATGCCATGAGAAAAAAGGTTACTGTCTTGATGGGGTTTCCCTCATCATCAACAGCGGTAATATCAAGTGTGTTTGGTGTTTTTTGTTCGGTGGTGTATTTCATTTCTTGTACTTCCCTGTTGAGTGGAAAGCAGGTAAACCCGCAAACGCTGTCCGTGCGTCAACGTGAATGTGTGCGGGATAAACAATAACGCTTAATCCCATCTCTTTTGCATAAAACCCAATCAACGTGCGCTCACTGTTGTTTTTGGTGGCAATATCTATAGCGCAAGTGTCTGTGCCGTATTTTTTGTTGCCGATAAGGTGGAAGCTGTTAGGGGCTGCACCTTTTATGGATTTGTTAAATTCTAGGCTTCTGCAACCGCCCCCTGCCACAATACGAAACGGAAACTCGCACCGAGTACGCAAGGCTTGCAATAACTCAATCCAGCCTTCCTGCAGTTTACATTCGCCAGTTAAGGGGCAAGCCATCTCTTCAACGGTAAAGTTTTTACTAAGCCTAGTCATTCTTCCCCCTTATCCAGTTAAAGACCGCCATCAGTTTTTTAGGGTCTTCAAGAATTACAACCGCATATTTTCCAAGATGCACACTACAAAATCCGACTGCGAACGCTACGGTCAATTCCCATTGTAGATGCCTGTTAAGCGATTGTAACACAAGATGTGAAAAATAGCCAGAGCCTCCGCTTAACACCATGACTGCAAACCACTGCGCCCCTGTAGGTGGCGTGTTACGCAAAATCATAATCATAATCATGCATAAGCCGCCGAATATACCAAGAATAACAAAAATACCCTCATTGCGCAAATCCATGTTGCGCCTCATCTTTATTAGCCTCACGAATCTTATCTTTTATTAAACGTCCCGCGACAACATGAATAGCAACAAACGCAATGCAGGGCAGTATAACGCTCACACCACTTGCAATGTATGTAAACGGCACAGAATCCCACTGTGGGAATAATGCAACATTGCTTGTGTTCCACGCGATGCTAGCCCATGCGTGCGTGCATGACGCAAACGTGCTAATAAGGAACGCTATAGTTGCTGTTTTAGAAAGCGCACACTGGCTCAAACGCTGCCAACGTGCTGCCGCGTCATAGACAATAATACCACTTAATAACCCCATAATAGAAGCCGTGGCACACAAAATGTTCATCCATATACGGTATTCTTCAGCCATGACTATTACACCGTTATCGTTGCCGTCCACGCCCGCGCTGGCACACCTGCCGCATCACCCACAACGCTTGCGTTTGTGTAAAGCATGTTTGTCACATCGACAAATTGCCCCGGTGCGTAGTCGACAAGCCAGCCTGTTTGCGGGGTGCTCGCAGGGGTGAGGCGTACCATTGTTGCGGTTGGAATGGCGGTTGTGGTGATGCTGATTTGTTTACGGAATGTAATTGTGCCCGTTGCGGTGGCGGCAGCATTAGAGTCCACGCCGTAGGTAAAGGTGTTGGCGTTTACCACAAACACTGTTGCACTAGCGATGTTGTATTCATTGGTGGTTGCGCCAAAAACACCCACCACATCGTTTGTAGATAACCCATGCGCTGTTGCTGTGACGGTGGCGTAAGACAATACCCTTGTCCCTGTTGCTGAAGCAGCAGCCGAAGCATTCACAACATAGGTGAACGTTGTGCTTGTCAAAACAGTGACGGTTTTTTGTCCATTATAGAAACCAGAGGATGCACCGCTGATTTTTACGGTTTGCCCTGTAGTTAAGCCATGCGCTGCACTGGTGGTTGCCGTTGCCAATCCTGCAACCTGCGTCAATGTTGAAATGGTTACGTCTGTTGACGTAGCCGTCATGCTCACCGCCCCGCTGTAAACAAGGAAGCCCGTCAAGCCTGTTGCGCCTGTCAACCCTTGCAAAGTTGTGCCATTATTCAGCGTATAGCTAATATCAATGGTGCTGCCGTTAATCACCGCGCCTGTGGGCACTGCCCCAACCATGCTTGTTGGGTAACTGCCCGACGCGTAATAATTGAGTAACGCTTGCCCTTGCCTGTTACCGAGACGGTCGTAAGCAGCGTTCGTTGGGTGTGGAGAAAACCCGCCCTCTACGCTGTGGGCAAGGTCAATCATCGACCCCGCATCAAACGCATTGGTGATGTTGCCGATTGCCGTTACCTGCTCATTCCGCACTAAGCGGTACTGGTTATTATTCGCCGAACCTGTGTCTTGGTTGGTGCTTAATAAATTCACAAAAAACGGCATGTTTGCCGCTGAACGACTTGAGTAAGCGCGTAATCGTCCCGCAAGCGTTACGAGTGCTCCGCTGTACTGCCCCGCCGATAATGCCGTTGCGCTGTTCGCATCGTTTGCGCCTTGCGGCCACACAATCGCTTCCGCATCGCCGCCGACATCCGCAAGCGCGGCAATGAATTTTGTATGGGTCGAGTTAGCGGGATTATCCCAGTTGGCGGGCGCACCCGTAAAGAGTTGCGAACCGCTCGTTGCGCCGTTGCCGATACAAACAGGGATACCTAGCGCAGTGGCGAGATGATGCGCGGTTCTGACAACTGTTCCAACGGTATTATTTTTGAAATCACGCCAGACACTATTGGTTTTGTCGTAAACTGAAACTATTTCGGCATTGGGAGTGAACCCTGTGTACGGCGCAATGAACTGCTGATCTCCCAACGACTCGCCCGCGACCATCAATATCATCCCTACGCCCCACGGAAGCTGTGTGCGCTGGATATTCGCCGTGTTGTTGGTATGCCGTACCTCTAGGGCGTACTGCCCCCCTTGTGGCACGTTCGGTAACGTCACTGTCCAGTTGCCCACTGTTGGCGTGGTGGCGCGTGTCCAGCCTATAACCTGTGTACCCGTGCTGTTGATAATCCGCGCTTCAATGCCAGCGGGCGAACCCGTGTATGTCCCCGTAAAAGTCAGGGTTTTACTTGTACCGCCGACTGCCCGTTGATAGACCTTCGCGTAAACCGTATCAACCCCGTTAGCAGACGTATCAATAGCCACAGGAAGCCCTGTAAAGGCATAGCCGCCCCGCGCTTGCGGTGTGCCTACCCGTGTAGCCGTATTTCCGCCTGTGCCACTATCGGCAATAGTTGCCGCAGCCGTATTGAATTTTGTATAGAGGCTAGGGCTTTTTGCCAAGTTAGTGATGATGTCTTGCCCCGCCGCAAGGTTGTTAATATCCGCGTTTGATAACGTTGCATCCAGTTTAAACAGATAACTGATGTGATTATTGAAAAAACTAGCCGCGTCTTGATCATTCCGCCCGCCAACAAACGCCCCAATCGGTGGCGCGACAACGGTAATAGGCGTGACGGCAATGCCAGTGCCTACCGTTACAGAGCCGCCAACGGGGGCAGAAAACACTTCTAGATTGCCTGCATTGCGGCGCATCCCCACAATATACCAGCCATTCGCCATGTTTACGGTAAGAGTCGCACCTGTTGCAACACGGCTATTTGTGCCGTCATACATCTGCCCTGTAAGTTGCCCA